CGCAGCGGCCGTGTTCCTGCACCTCGCCGACTTCTGGCAAGTCCCGGCGCAAGACGTGTTCACCGCAGTCACCAATCTCATCAATGACAAGGACGGCAAGGCTCGCCCCGAGTTCCGGGCGATACGGCCGTATATGGAAGGGGAGCTGAGCAAGTGAGCAAGAACATCCAGGCGGAAGACGCCGCGACCATCGACCCCACAGGCACTGAGTACGTCGAGGCCGCTTCCGAGAACGCCTCAATCGCCGTCTTCTCCTATGATGACTTCGTTTCGTTCCAAGTCACGGTCAAGGGCCGGGATGCTTACGTCGACATGACCGTCGAACAGGCCCTGGAGTTCGCCGCGAAGATCGGCGAGATCGCCAATGCGGTGGCCGAGCGGGAGTCCTCCCTGTGAAGACCCCTCACGCTCTCCGTATCGCACAGCTCCACTGGGCGCAGGACAAGGACCCGCCGCTGGACATCATCGCCGATCTGATGGAGTTGGGCTTCCACATCCCGTCCCTCGAAGCCGAATATCGCGTCTACAAATAACCACCAAACGTCACGCAACAGGAGACATCTTCCACAGTGGCCACCGTCAACAAGAAATTCAAGCTCGAAACCTTCGTGACCCCGCCCGGCATCGCGCGTCAGGCATTCCTGAACAAGCCGTCCACCAAGTATGACGCGGCTGGCGTCTTCTCCGTCAAGCTGGAGTATGACCCGGCCGACGTCTCGGAGCATATCGAGCGGTTCAACCGACTGATCGAGGAACGCGTCGCGGAGGAAATCCGCAAGAACCCGAAGATCAAAAAGATCATCAAGACCGCCTCCCCGTTCGCGCCGGTGCTGGATGACGAGGGCGACGAGACCGGCCGCATCACGCTCAACTTCAAGCGGAAGCACAAGCAGGAGCTGAAGGACGGCTCGATCAAGATCAACAAGGTGAAGCTGCTCGACGGCGATGGCAACGCCGTCACCGAGGACATCTGGTCCGGCTCCACGCTCCAGGCCCGTTACTTCATCACCCCCTACTTCTCGGAGAAGGACAAGGAAGTCGGCGTCTCCCTGAAGCTGACGCACGTCCTCGTCATCGATCTTGTCAGCGGCGGTGAAGGAAACGACGACCCCGAGAGCCTCGGCTTCGGCAAGGTCGAGGGCGGTTACAAGGCCCCGAAGAAGACGTCTACCGCCCCTACGGACGATGAAGACGAGATGAGTGGCGAAGACAGCGGCGAAGACGACAACGCCGATTTCTGAGCGGGTTTGCAAAGGGTGTGGCGGGGAAATCCCGCCCACCAAACGATCCGGCACTCTTTACTGCGAACGGCAGTGCAAGACGAACTATGGCGCGCGCCAGCGCTACGCGAATGATCCCCTCGTTCGTCAGGACATAATTGAGCGCGCCACCACCCGCAATAAAGCGAAGTATCAAAGTGACCCTTCTTTTCGAGATCGGCGAAAGGCGTCCTCCCGGCGTCGTTACCAGCTCGCTACCTACGGAGAAGTGGTTGAGACCCCTGAGGACATCATCGCACTCGCGAAGGACCGCTACAAACACGCCCGCGCGAAGGGATATCGCTCCGGCTTAGAGGTGAAGAATGCCGAGCACTTCAAAGCCAACGGCGTCGACCCGCACTACGAAGAGTTCAAGGTCAGATACGAAGTCCCTGCGCGCACCGCGAGCTACTCTCCCGACTTCGTGATGGTCTGGAATGGCGTGATCGTGGAAACGAAAGGCGTCTTCGCGACAGCCGACCGTCAGAAGCACATCCTGATCCACAACCAGTTCCCCGAACTCGACGTCCGCTTCGTGTTCAGTAACCCCCTCTCACGCATCTCGAAGCAGTCTTCGACGACATACGCCGATTGGTGCATGAAGCATGGCTTCCAATTCGCCAAGATGCTCACCCCCGTTGCGTGGATGCGCGAAGACCCTCAGCCGGAACGAATGGCCGCAATGCGCGCCGTGTTCGGCATACCCTGACAACTAGGAGAAGACCTCAATGGCGTTTCGCCCCCTCGGTAAGAAGTCCCAGCTCGACCTCCTGAAGACGCACTTCGACAGCTCGCACAACCCCACCATCTCGGCCGTCGAAGCGTCGGCTCTCTACCGCATCCGCGCCCTTCCGCGGCGGATCAAGGACCTCGAAGAGAAGCACCACATGGTCTTCACGCGAGAGCGCCGCGTCGACCCCACGGGGCAGCGTTACGTCCGTTACGTGCGCGTCCCGGTGAACGCCGGCACCCAGTTCGCGGATCGCTGACATGGGCCGTGACGAGTTCATCGCCGCCGCCATCATCGGTGCGATAGGCGCAACCGCCTTCTTCGCTGGCACCACCTGCTTCATATTCGTCGCGTTGCACGTCACAGGGAGGCTGTAACCTTGAAGACCGTCTACGAGCGATCGAACCTCGGGAAGTTCCGGCCCGTCCTCTTTCCGCGCATCCGCAGCGGCAACGTCGCCGAAGCAACACCCCGCATCGGCCCCCTGAGCGACTACCCGGAGGCCGCCGCAACGGCGCGCGCCTGGGCCGCCGAGAACCCCGGCGCGAACATCGAGGTCGTCCAGGTCACGGACCAGTATCGTGGCGCAATCGAAGTCGTGCGGGTGGAGGAAATCAATAGCGACTGAAAGCGAACTGGTGTCGAAGGGGCCGTGTGAAGACTGTGGCTCCTCTGACGCCTGTGCAACCTACGACGACGGACATACCTTTTGTTTCTCATGTGGGGAGCATCATGCGGGAGACGGACCAGGAATACATCGAACGGATAACGAGGCGCATGGCGAAGCGGGCCGAGTGGGGTCGAGGCCCAGCGGACTCATTCCTACGGCAAAGCTCTCCTACGGCGCCCTCAACAAGCGTGGCATCACCGAAGAAACCTGCCGCCGCTATGGCTACGCGACTTCCTCGACTGACCGTCTCGGACCAGTTCACGTTGCTCTATATCGCGATGCTGACGGTGCTGTATGCGCTCACAAGCTCCGCACTCGTGACAAAGACTTCGTGTGGTTCGGTGACGCCAAGCGGTCCTCCCTCTTCGGCGCGCACCTATGCAAGTCCACAGGGCGGCGGATCATCATCACCGAAGGGGAGATCGACTGTCTCTCCGTCTCCCAGGCTCTGGGCAATAAGTGGGAAGTCGTCTCTCTCCCGAATGGAGCCGCCGGAGCAAAGCGCGATCTAGGGAAGCACATCGATTGGTTGAACGCCTTCGATGAAGTGATCCTCTGCTTCGACCAGGACGAGCCCGGCCAGGACGCTGTCCAGAAGGCCGCGCCCCTGTTCTCCCCGGGGAAGGTGAAGGTCGTCTCACTGCCCCGCAAGGACGCCAACGAGATGCTGGTGAACGGACAGGTCGCTGAACTCGTCGCTGCCCTTTGGGCGGCCAGGACATGGCGCCCGGACGGCATCAAGACGCTCGCCGAAATCCGCGACAAGATCATGGAGGACCCCGAAGAGGGTCTCCCCTGGTGGTCGCAGCGGCTCACGGCGTGGACCTACGGACGCCGCCTCGGTGAATGTGTCGCTCTCGGCGCTGGCACCGGCATCGGCAAGACCGACTTCATCACGCAACAGGTCATGTTCGACCTCACAGTGCTGAACGAGAAGGTCGGCCTGTTCTTCCTGGAGCAGCCCCCGCAGGAGACCGGCAAGAGACTGGCAGGGAAGTTCGCCAATAGGCGTTTCCACATCCCCAAGGGGGACTGGACCAAGGATGAGTTGAGCGCCGCCCTGGACGCCCTGGACGCGAACAAGGGCCTGTTCTTCTACGACCACTTTGGCTCGTGTGACTGGGAACGCATCCGCGACACCGTCCGTGTGATGCACCACACTGAGGGCGTTCGACTGTTCTACCTTGACCATCTCACTGCCCTTGCGGCGGCCGAGGATGACGAGCGCAAGGCCCTCGAACGCATCATGGCGGAACTCGGGGGCCTCGTGAAGGAAATCCCGATCTGGATACTGTTCGTGTCCCACCTCGCGACCCCTGAAGGGAAGTCGCACGAGGAAGGCGGACGAGTCATGTCGAAGCACTTCAAGGGCTCCCGCGCGATCCAGTATTGGGCTCATTTCATGATCGGCCTGGAGCGCGACACCCAGGCGGAAGACCCCGATGACCGGAAGCTGACCACGCTGCGGATGTTGAAAGACCGCAACACGGGTGACTCCAACGGCAACACCGGGACCTACGGCTACGACAGCAAGACTGGGCTCCTCTACGAGATCGATGAGGTCATGGAGGAGTTCGGGATCGGCAACCACCAGCAGGAAGAGGGAGCACCATTTTGAGTGACAAGAACAATCGTGGGCTGGTCATCGAGCCCGCGCGCGACTCCGGGTTCGTCGTCAAGGAAGTGGGTGGTCAGGGTTACATCTGGCCGATCCTGTTCGCGGGCCAGATCGAAGACTGCCTCGCCTACGTTGCGAAGCACTTCGCGAACCCGCAGGTGGCCATCACTGCTTGCACGTTCACCAGCAAATGAAAGTCATCAACCTCTTCGGAGGCCCCGGCGCTGGCAAATCAACCACCGCTGCGGGCCTCTTCTTTCTGATGAAGACCCTCGGCCACCGGGTCGAACTCGTCACTGAATATGCCAAGGACCTCACCTACGAGAAGAACTGGACGCGCCTCGACAATCAGCTCGCCGTGACGGGGGAGCAGTATGCTCGTCTCGATCGGTTGCGCGGACAGGTCGACTGGGTTGTGACAGATACCCCACTGTTCCTCGGCGCGGTCTACGGCAAGAAGTCATGGGAGCGCGCGGTCGCCATTCAGGCGTTTCACGACTTCGACAACGTCAACTTCATCATCGACCGCGCGAAGCCCTACCAGCCCTATGGACGGCGGCAGAGTGAAGCATCGGCGCGGCATCTCGACGAACGCATATTGCACCTGCTCGACCAGTGGCACATCCCCGCGGACATCGTTCCCGGTGACGAGAAAGCTCACCAGGAAATCTACAGCCTCCTCCCCATTCTGCACTGAAAAGGAACCCATGACAGGAACTCTGCACGGTCGCTCATTCGCCGAGTGGTCGAAGATCAACGACGTCCTCGAGAAGCATTGCATCGGCAACGCCAAGACCCTCGAGAATGCTTTGAAGAGGCCCGAGCGGCGCATCCCCGTTTATGACGCAATGAACCGCGCGCGCTTCCTTGGCACACTACCACCGATCGAAATGTCTCCGGGGACGCATCACTATCGCATGGCGATCATGCCCTCCTTGAACAGCGTTTATGTGACGGATGCGCCGCCTTTCAACCCTCGAACTCAGTCAATCGAGTTCACCGTCGACGTCGATCACTGCACGCTCAGTGCAGTCTACCTCACGCGCGCACCTCTCGACCTGCTCCTCCGCATCGGGACCTTCCATCTTCCCGGTGAGTCCGAGAAGCAAGCCCAAGAGCGTCACTACCGCCAGGGATGAAGCTCGACATCAAGATCACGGCTGAGGGCGGTCTCGTCATCCTGACGTTCGGCGACCTCGCCACCGTCACCTTCAACGCCTCCGACTTCATCCGTTTCGTCCGTGAATGCAACCTCATCGTAACGCATCTGACAGGAGCCAAATGAAGATCATCGACATGACCAAGCTGCCCCAGGAGTGGCGAGACATCCTCGCTGACATCCAGCAAGTCGCTCCGGGGGCCATTATCGCTGGCGGCGCACTGCGCGACTTCGCCATGGACAAGGCACCCAAAGATATCGACATCTTCGTGCCGGAAAGCGACCTCTACACGGTCGGTGTCCCGCGCTTCGTCGACATCGAACGGCTGTTCAGCGTCGTCCGCAATCATCGCCCCCGAGAGTCAGCGAAGGCCAACTTCGATTACATCGGCGGCGTCAGTGACGTCTCCACATCCACGGAGTTCACCGACTGGGTCCACTCGTCGCGGCAGCGCATCCCCGTCAACATCATCATCGCGAAGGCCACCAAGCTGGACCTCGAATGGGCGCGCCGTTTCGACTTCACGGTGAACCAGATCATCTTCGACGGCGAAGTCACCAGCATGACCGTCGAAGCCCTCCACGACCTGGGGAACAAGGTGTTCCGCTACGTCCGCGAGGGCGGCGAAGAGGACGCTGGGCGGTCCCGCCGTCGCGCCGAAAGGTTCCGTATGAAGTATCCCGACTGGACGTTCATCGTCCCCGAGGACCCGCTCATCAATGAGTTCGAGGACATCCTCGGCGAATGACGTCACTCGTCTTCGATAGCGAAACAGACGGACTTCTCGAACAACTCACCAAGCTCCACTGCCTCGCCTTCGCGGACGTCGACACTGACGAGCTGCATTCCTTCGCTGACCAGCCCGGCTACCGGCCGATCGAAGAGGGCCTCGACATCCTCGCGAAGGCAGACACGATCATCGGCCACAACGTCATCAAGTTCGACGTCCCGGCGATCCAGAAGGTCTACCCCCGATGGAAGCCGCGCGGCACCGTCAGGGACTCGATGCTGACCGCTTCCCTGGTCTACCCGAAGAACCCCACGCTGTTCGATATCGATCGCAAGCTGATCGAAGCGGACAAGCTCCCGAAGCACCTCATGGGCCGCCACTCGCTGGAAGCCTGGGGCCACCGCCTCGGGGACTACAAGGGAGACTACAAGGGCGGCTGGGAGAAGTGGTCCGAGGAGATGCAGGTCTACATGGACCAGGACGTCCGTGTGACCACGAAGCTCTGGAGGAAGCTGCTCAAGGAACTGGCCGCGTGGGAAGCATCCGCGGGGAAGCGCAACGCGATCTTCGAATGCGTTGAGCTGGAGCATGAAGTCGCGTGGATCATCGCGCGGCAGGAACGCTACGGCGTCAGGCTCGACGTCGAGCACACGGGGCGCCTCCTCGGTCAGATCACCGACCAGCACGACATGCTCATGCGGGAGATGGCGAACCTATTCCCGCCGAAGGTGGTCCGCACACCCTTCATCCCGAAGGTCAACAGCTCGAAATTCGGCTACCAGAAGGGGGTCCTCACCTACAAGGAAAAGACGATCCCCTTCAACCCCGGTTCGAGGGACCATGTCGCTGACCGTTTGATTGGTCTCGGCTGGAAACCTGTCGAGCGGACGAAGGACGGCAAGTGGAAGGTCGACGACGACATCCTTCAAGACCTCCCCTGGCCCGAGGCTCAGAAGCTCGCCCGGATGTTCAAGCTGCAAAAGCAGATCGGCACCCTCTCCACGGGCCGCGGAGCCTTCCTGAAGAAGGTGACGAAGCATGGCACCATCCACCACCGCTGCGACAGCAACGGGGCCGTGACGGGCCGTGCAACGCACAGCGACCCGAACATGAACGTGTCCAAGGAAGGCGAGTTTCGCTCCCTCTTCGGACCCGTGAATGGAGGCATCCAGGTGGGAACCGACGCGGATAGTTTGGAGGCTCGCGTCGAGGCCGGCTTCACGGTGAAGTATGACGGCGGCGCTTACCGCGAAATGATCCTCTCGGGGGACAAGTCGCAAGGCACCGACGTCCACACTCGCAACATGAACGCCATCAAGCCAATCGTTTCGATCATCACCAGGGACACCGCGAAGAACACGAAGTATGCGTGGACCTATGGCGCCGCGGACTGGAAGCTGGGCTTCACAGCGGGCGCTAAAGGCACCAGAGAAGCCGTTGCATCGGCAGGTGGAAAGATACGCCGCCGGATGCTTGCCGCCTCCCCTGGCCTCGCCAAGCTCGTGGAGACGATCGACGGCATCCTCAGTGGCTACAAGGTGGTCAACGGGAAGAAGATCAAGCGCGCGAAGCGTGACTACCTCTGGGGTCTCGACGGCCGCAAGCTGATCGTTCGCGCCAAGCACGCCGCACTGAACACGCTGTTCCAGTCGGCCGGCTCCGTGATCTTCAAGAAGGCCATGGTGCTCCGCGAAGTGAAGCTGACCGGCCACCTCCCCTCAGTCATCGGAACGCAAGGCGTCGGGGTGATCGAAGGGGGCTTCCTGGTGCCGGGCAAGGACTACGAGCAGATGCTCTGGGTTCACGACGAGACGCAGTGCGAGGCTCGCAACCACGAGGTCGGAGAGCGCGTCGGCAAGGCGATGGAGGATGCGATCCGGGAAGCTGGAGAGCACTTCAAGTTCGACTGTCCGATGGCCGGCAACTCCGACTACGGGAAGAACTGGGGTGAGTGTCACTGATGCGCCCCGGTTACGTCTACGTCGTCTCGAACCCAGCATGGCCCGGTTACGTCAAGGTCGGGGCCGCTAAGACCCTCGAAGGCCGTCTCGCTGACTATCAAACGGCCTCCCCGCTGCGGGACTTCAAGCTGACCTTTGCGGCACACTTCAACGACCGTTTCATTGCCGAGGGGCGGCTCAAAGCTGCCCTTCGAGGACACCGAGTCAGGGGGACCGAGTGGTTCCTCATCCACCCCGATGACGCCAGAGCCGCGCTCATCAAAATTCAGGATAGACACCCATGAAGGTTGCACTGTTCATCACCGGATTGCTTTGCACGACCGTCATCGCGCCCGTGGTCTTCATCACGGCGGGCTTCCGCAAGACGCGGGAGTTCATCATCGACACCACACGCACCACACGCGCCCACATCGAGAAGCTGGGTTGATGGTGAGCATGGCTCATCGAACGCCAGGAGAGACACCCATGAAGAACATCATCGACACCACCTTGGCCGCTGTCCTCGTCATCGTCGCTATCCCGCTGGTCTTCGTGCATGGCGGCGTCGTCGCCGTGAAGAAGTGGTCGCGCATCGGCTGGGGCATCGTCACTCGCTGATGGCTCGCCAACTCTACCTCGACATGGATGGCACCCTCGCGGACTTCGACAAGAAGGCGCGGGAGGTCCTCGGCACCAGCATGGCGGACTTCGAACGCCAGTGGGGCGCAAAGGAAGCGTGGACGCGCCTCCTCGACCTCGACGACTTCTACAACACCTTCGACCCCATGCCAGACGCTCACTACCTCTGGGCGAAGACGCAGCACCTCGCACCGATCATTCTGACGGGCATCCCCTCCTCCCGCTCGGAGGAAGTTGCGGCGCAGAAGCGCAAGTGGGTGGCGCGGATGTTCGGCGGCTATGTGCCGGTCATCACCTGCCGCTCGAAGGACAAGGCGCTCTACTGCAAACCGGGTGACATCCTCATCGACGATCGCACGGACTACAAGCACCTGTGGGAGGCGGCGGGGGGTCATTACATCGTTCACGAGTCGGCGCGGCGCTCGATGTCGATCTTCGAACGGAAGACACAGAGCCTCGAATGGCGGTGAAAGCGCCCCGAACCACCATCTTGGTCGACGGCGACGTGTTCGCCTACCGCGTCGCGGCTGCTGCCGAAGAGGCGATTGACTGGGGCAATGGCACGGCCACCTTCAACGCCGATCTCCCGGACGCCATGTCGAAGCTGGACGACCTCCTCGGGGAGTTCTCCGATCGGTTCGCCGCCTCGAAGACCATGGTGGCCCTCACCGTCCCCCGCAACTTCCGCTACGACGTCCTCCCGACCTACAAAGGGAACCGCCGCGGGGTCCGCAAACCGATCCTGCTGCGGGCGTTGAAGGACCATCTGACGGACAAGTGGGGGGCTCAGACGAAGCCCCTCCTCGAAGCTGATGACGTCCTGGGCATCTGGTCCACATGGCCGAAGCTCAAGGGCAAGAAGATCGTCATCTCCCTCGACAAGGACCTCCGGCAAATCCCCGGCTGGTTCTGGGACACCAAGAGTGAGACTGCCATCAGGATCAGCCCAGGGGTCGCAGACCAGTGGCACTACACCCAGACCCTCATCGGTGACGTCACGGATGGCTACAAGGGCTGTCCTGGCGTTGGCCCAGTCGCTGCAAAGCGCATCCTGAACCTCGATGAGGACGCCATCAAAGGGGGTCCTATTGGTGATGAGGCACATGGCATCATCTGGCGCGCCATCGTGAAAGCCTACGAGGCCAAGGGCCTCACCGAAGAGGACGCCCTGGTGCAAGCCCGAGTGGCGCGCATCTGCCGCGCGAGTGACTACGACTTCGACAAGAAGGAACCGATCTATTGGACACCAAAGACCTGAGCCTCGCCACCCTTCGCGCCGCCGATATCGAGCGCGCCGCCGAGTGGGGCATCGAAAAAGTGGGCTTGGCTTACCGCGGCAACGAGCTGGCCGGAGAGACCGGGGAGGCGTGCAACGTCATCAAGAAGCTGGAGCGCGCGGCCATGGGCGCTGTCGGCACGAAGGCGTCGAAGGACGACCTCGCCGATGAGCTGGCGGATGTGGTGATCTGTGCCGACCTGACTGCGATGGAGGCGGGGATCGACCTCGCCGCGGCCGTCAAGCGGAAGTTCAACGCCACCTCCACCAAGTATGGGCTGACCACCAAGCTCAATGACTGATCCCACCACCTGCCGCTTCTGCGGCATCCCCCACAAGGCCCCCTGCACGGACGAGGCGACTGCCGCCCAATGCCCCATACGGCTGGCCCGTGCTGCCCGTGAACTGTCTCAACCGAAAGGCCCCTCCGAGTTGCCCCTGAACGACCAAACCCCGACCCCTGCGTTGACCTCCGACCACCCGCTGGCCCAGCTCGCCGACATCAGCGCCAACGTGGCCCCGGCCCCGGCGCTGCCCCCGAGCCCCCCGCCCGCGCCTGTCGCGCCGCCGGTCATCCAGCCGCTGACCCCAGCGCAGAGTGCTATGATCGACAGCATCCTTGCCGCCCACCCGGCCCCGGTCCCCGTCACTCCCCCCACCTCCCCGGCCGTGGAACCGGACCATTACGCTCGCTTCAAAATCCAGCCGATCGCCTTCATCCGGGAGAACGAGCTGACCTTCTGGCAGGGCAACGTCATCAAATACATCTGCCGCGCCGACGCCAAGAACGGTGTCGAGGACATCGAGAAGGCGATCTCCTACCTGCTCAAGGAACGGGCATATCTGCTCGACCCGACCTCGCGCTGGTTCGAGGCGCAGCTCCCGAAAGGTGCCTAATTGGTGCGCATAGAGAGGGGGGAGGAGGGCGAAAATAGAAACGTGCGCTTCTTGCCAGACTCCCCCGCCGGTGACAGTTTAAGGGATAGTTTAACTACCCGTGAACCTGCTCTCGACGACGACCTCATCTCATTCTTGTCCCGCGTGTTCCCTGACAAGCTCCCGGATCAACTTCAGACTGAGCCGGAGATTGCTTACCTGATCGGTCAACAAAGCGTCATCAGGCTGCTCCGCTCCATGAACAAACGACAGAAGGAACAGACCGACTGATGTGCCTCGGCAGTCATCAACAGTCTTCGCCACCGCCCGCACCGCCCGTCCCTGCCCCCG